CCAATAAACCAGCAATTAAATTTTATGAAAAACTAGGTTTTACTTGGCACGGATTAAGTAAGACTGGATTACCATTTTGTTATTGGGATATTGATAAACAACAGTCTGCTGAATTACCAAAAGCACAACAAAGGTATATTGTATGAAAATAGCAATACTTGGTAATGGTATTTGTGGATCTAGTGCAAAAAAAATTGCTTTAGAATATGGACACGAGCCAACAATTATTTCATCTAATTCTAATTCTGCTTCGAAATCTGCTTTAGCTTCTATACGCCCAAGCTGGTTTAACAAAGCAGAAAGAGTTAGCATAGATAGATCTTGGGCTTGGTATAAACAATGGAACGCCACAATAACTAAAATAGCGACTGTTAGTAATTGGAAAGATCCTACAAAGACAAAAGAACAAGAAGATTGGTGGCTTGTAAAACCAATTAGCGTTCTTGAAGATCCAGATATAGTTGGGATTGTACCTTACTTGGATATGTTAAAAAATGATTACGATGCAATACTTAACGCCACCGGTGTTAGTTTAAGAAAAGATCTAAAACATTTTTACGGAGCAACCTTAGTATCTAAGAAAGCAAAAGCTAATTTTATGCCCTTTAGGATTCATCACATTAGACCATATCATAGTGTGCATATTGTAGAAAGTGACGGATTAATTAGGATTGGCTCTAGTATTAGTAAAAACAAAGAAAAGTGCGTTGAAGAAATATACAAAATGAAAGAGTTGTGTGAGGATCTTAAATTAGTTTCAAAGGTTTATGACTGGGAATTAAATATGGGTATAAGAACACAAACAGAAGATAAGAAACCTATTACCCCACAACTTGGAAATCCTTATACAAGCATAGGCGGTTTACACAGAACAGGATATGCTCTTGCACCAGATCTTATTGCACAATGGATTAATAGCTTATGATAAATACAATTTACTTTATTGGAGCACCGGCGACTGGAAAAACAACATTAATGAAAAATATACATCAAGAGTGGTTATTTATGGAAAATGTATCAAAGCCAATAGCATACAGAGTTTTCAAAGATCTTACGAATAAAGAGAACGAATACAATATTGTCTTAGGAAAGGACGCACCAGTTTATGGAGGAACAGATACTTTAAGCTTTACTGCAATTAATCATTGTGAGGATTTATATAAAAAGTTTTCAAGAAAAAGAGTCAAGTATGTTTTAGCAGAGGGCGACAGATTAGCAAATTCAACTTTCTTTGATATGTGTTTAAATTATGGCGAATTGCACGTTATATATTTAGATCTTGATGAAGATTTAAGACTTAAAAGGAATGAAACAAGAGCCAGTATGAATAAGGTTTCAAAGCAAAATATAACTTGGCAAAAAGGTAGATTATCAAAGCATAAAAATTTAGCCGAAAAATATAATGCTTATATCTTAAATTGTGGGTATATTGAAGATACTTTATACATAGAGAAAAGTGTAGAGGATTTAACAATTGAAGTTAAAGAATTTTTGGTATAATACAATATGATAGAAATAAGACTGAGATCGAAGATAAGTGAGGAAGAACTTAAACAGAAAGTCGGAAAGATATTAACCGATGAAGATTATAATTTATTAATTCATAAAGACACAACAGTTCGAGCAATTAATGGTGAGATACTGGCGGTGTATCAAAGGAACGTTATTCCGGAAGACATAGTTGAAAATACTTACCCTGTTTTATCGAGTCTAAAGAAATATCAAACCAATAATAGAACACTCGCCAGTGGCTTACCACAATACAAAAGGCAGACCGGCGGGACTAGATCTAGCACTGTAAAACCAATAGCTTCTACAACAATTGGTGGATTCGATCCTAAAAACAATACACCTTATTGCAGACTTACTGCTTGGAGTGGTAATGAAGTAGATCAATACCAAGAGCTTTTTCCTTTGTTTCAATTTATTGGTAAAGAAATGCAAAGAGTTGCACCTAAAAGATACAATGCACAAATGGAATTTGTTAATAAAACACATCCAGATTGGGTAATACCAAATACTCCGTTCACAACAATTACTGTTAATAATTCTTATCCAACCGGCGTTCACACTGATAAGGGCGATCTTGATGAGGGTATTTCTACACTAGCAGTGATTAAGAAAGGCGATTATGAAGGAGGGTATTTGACTTTACCAGAATACAGAATTGCTTTTAATGTAGGACATAGAGATTTATTAATTTTTAATGCTCACGAGTGGCACGGAAATACCAAACTCGAAATGAAAAGTCCAGATGCTGAAAGAATATCTGTTGTATGTTATTACAGAGAGAATATGGCTATGTGTGATTCTATGGAAGAAGAAGAACTAAAGAAAGCAGAAATAGCAGAACGTAAACTTGTAAAAGATAATACTGGGGTTGTTAAAAAATTTATGGAAGAAAATAAATCTCAAACATATGAAGAAAAAAGAGAAATTGCAGAAGATAGAGAAAAAAAAGTTATAGATTGGTTTAAAAATATATTTAAAGGGGAGTAACAAATGACTAATTTAACTCTTGAAGAAAGAGAAAAATTAAAGTCTGATTGGCAAGCCCTTAAAACAAAAAATGAGGATGCCCAATTAGACAGAGAAGATAATTTTGTAAAAGATAAAGTAGAACTTCCAGAAGAGAGTGATATTTTCTATACCCCAAATCCAGAGTATGCTGAGAATCAACGATACATGCAACAGTATGATATGTATAAAAATTGGGCACAAAAAATACATCCCGATAATATTGAAGAACAAAATAAATTTTTAGCTAAAAAAAGAAAATCTTTAGATAATAAATTTATCTATGGTGAACAAATAACAGGTGGAGTTTATGATGCTATTGATTCAGCTCTTAACTTTACAGTTAATAGAGTTTTACCCGAAGACTATAAACTTCATATGCCCGAAACAAAAGAGCCAGAAAATATGAAACAGGCATTTGTTAGAGGTGGTATACAGTTTGCTATTCCTTATGCAGGATGGCTTAAAGTACTCAATACAGGTTATAAACTTTTAAAAGGTGGGAAGAAATCAGCAGATGTGTTTCAAAAAACGTGGAAAGCTGATATGGCAATAGCAACTGGTGCAGGTGCTATTACTGATGTAGTTCATTTCGAAGCGGAAGACCCTACCTTATCTAATCTTATCCAACATTATCCGCATTTACAAAATCCAATAACAGAATTTTTACAAACTAATCCAGACGACCCAGAAGCTCTTAATCGTTTTAAAAGAGCAGTTGAGGGGGCAGGGCTTGGTGCGTTCTTTCCAGTTATATTTAAAGGTGTACAAAAAGGTTTTACTTATAGTAGAACTGCAGCTACAGACAAAATTATTAAAAGTAATTTAAAACAAACAGATAGTGGATGGAATAGAAGAAGAGATAATAAAGGTGATGTAATAAAAGGCTCATACCATGCAAGAGTAAATGAACAAGATTTATTTATTGATTATAATAAGGCTACTAAAAGATATGATGTTACTGTAAACAATGCAGTTGTGCATTCATATAAAACAGTTAAAGATGCTAAAAAAGGTGTTGATAATTTATTAAATCATAAAGAAAATATTGATGAAGGATTAAAAGGTAAAAGTAAAAAACCTGTTATTGAAGATGAACCTTTAAAGAAAGCATTTAGAGAAATAAAACCTAAAACATTTGCTCAAAAATTACAAGATTTTTGGACTAAAAGCCAAGTACGTACATATATGGCTATGCGATTATTTGACCAACATCATGGCTCTAAGTTACTTGGTGAAGAAGTGTTTAAAGGTAAACTAACTAAAAAAGGTTTAAGTAAAATAGGTGATGATTATTTAGGTGGCTATAAAGAAGCACGATTAAATGCTGCAACTGCAGGTATATTTGAACATGCAATGAAATATGGTTCATTTAAATGGACACGAAATGGTAATCTTGTAAAGACAGGCCCTGGACTAAAACAAATTTTAGAACCTATAGGAAAAGACATAAATAACTTTATGCATTTTTGGGCTGCTTCCAGAATGTTAAATCTTAAACGTTATGATAAAGCTACTAAAAAGTGGGTTAAAGATACAGAAAAGATTAAAAGAATGTGGGGCACTGATAAGGAAATTAAAAAAGGATTTAAAACAGCATACGCCCTTGGTACAAGACGAACTGAAAATGGTAAAACATATACAGAAATATTAAAAGATGTTGATAAATTTAATGATTCAATTTTAGATTTTGCAAGAGCATCTCAAATTTTAGATGATGCACATTTAGCTAGACTAAAACAATCACCACACTTTATACCTTTTTATAGAGATTTTACTGATATTAAAGGTGGAGGTGGTATACTTGGAAAAGGTGGTTTAGCAAGTGTATTAAATAAAAAACTTAAAGGTGCTGCAATTGGTACAGGTAGACAAAAAGTTAAAGTTATTGACCATCACAAAACTCGTAAAGAAGGTAAGACAGTTTATAGGGAAGAGTATGTAGATGCTTATCCTTTACAAGATTTAGTTGGAGGATATTTACAAAATACTTTTGGTATTATTCGTAATGCACAACGCAATAGAGTAATGTTAAATCAAATAGCTCATGTTGAAGAATTAGTTGCACAAGAAACAAGAGCATTAATAAAAGCAGGTGCTCGTAAAAAAGAAGCTATTAAACAAGCTGAAGAAACAATAGGAAAACGTTGGGCTAAAAAATTACCAACACAACTTAGAAGAAATCAAATTAATCTTAAAGATGGTAATTTTGAAAAACAACTTAAAGATATGAATATTGATACTTCTGATGTAGGAGATTTAATTTTTTATGCACCCGAAAGAATAGTACTTGGGCCTAGAGAATTTGCAGTTAGTAAAGTTGTTAAAGGAAAAAGAAAAGTTGAAATATGGAGAGTATCAGATGACCAACCATTTTTATTTGAATCATGGTTAGGTATAAATGATAAACTAGCTAAATATACTGGACACTTTATGAAAGTTTCTGGTCAATTTAAAAATTTATTAACACGAGGTGTTACATATGACCCTGGATTTTTTGCCTGGGCAAACTTTATTCGTGATACTGTAGCAGCTTCTGTATTATCAAGAGGTGCATTTATTCCAATACATTCATCTGCAATTGGTTTATATAAACAAATAAGAAAAAATGGTGTAGTAAAAGGAAAAGATGGTAAAGCTCTTAAAAATCAAGATGGTACAGATATGCGTTATCAAGATTTATGGGAAGAGTTTGTATTAAATGGTGGTTCATTTGGTTCTACTTTACTTCGAAGTGAGATAAATGAAAATGCATTAAAACGTTTATATAAAGAATTAAATATTCCTTATAAAAATGTTGTTAATAAACCACAACAAATATTAGGAGCACCAGTTAAAGGTGCAGGAAAAATAGTTAGAAAGTATGATGACTTTGTAGGTATTTTTGAGTATGCTTCTCGTCTTCAAGAATATTCAAGTTTACGACAAAGTGGAGTTGGGGCAAGAGCTGCAGCTTATCAAGCAAGAGAAATTGCAACAGACTTTGGTATGCATGGTTCATCTGCAATGGTTCGTTTTTTAACACAACAAGTTCCATTTTTAAATGCAGGATTACAAGGTTTATATAGAAGTGTTAGAGCTTTTGAAGGATTAACAAGAGGTGAAAAACAATTTGTTGGTGCTAAAATTGCAGCAGTATTAATTGGCCCATCTTTAATATTTAGATGGTTAAATAGTGGTAGTGAAGAATATAAAAATCTTGCACCACATGTAAAAGATATGAACTGGACAATTCCACTTAAAGGTGGAAACTTTATGTATATTCCAAAACCATTTGAGTGGGGTGCGATGGCAACTATACTTGATAGATTTTGGGATACAGTTGGCCCAAAAAAATTAACTATGAATGGTAAAGATATTAGTTGGGCAGGTGGAAAAGAAGGATTTACTTGGGATAAATTTACAGAAATTGCAAGTAAAGTTTTTGCAGAACAAATGAGATTAGATGTTACTCCTCAAATTATAGACCCTTGGCTTGATTTGATGATTAATAAACGTTTTACAGGTTCTCCTCTTACACCAAACTTTATGAAAAATTATATGCCAACAGAAGAAGGGTATTATCCTTGGTCTAACGCTGCAATAGTTAATGTATGGCAAAAATATAATTTAGCTGATAAAACAAATTTAAGTCCAATTGCATTTGAACATTTATTAAAAACATATACCGGTGCTATGGGGCAATACTTTTTAGATTTTGTTATCGACCCAATGGGACGAGATAATGAAATAATGTTTGACCAACCTTCTATGGAAGGAGAACTTCCATTTGGTTTAAGTAATATAGTAGGAACAGACCCTGGCATATTTCAAGATTGGAATAGAGTACCTTTAATTAAGCGTATGTTTAGTGTAGCACCACAAAGACATACTCAAACACTACTTGAAGCATATAAATTAGAACGAGAATTATCACAAAGAATTTCTGCATTAAAAAAATATGAACCAGGTAAACCATCTGCTAATTCTAAAATGTATAAGGAGTTATTAAATGACCCTTATATGCAAGATGTATTAGCATTAGATAAAGCCCTGGCTAGTCAATTTGATAAACTTAGAAAGTTATCAGAAATGGAATCAAAAGTATGGGGCGAATATCAAAAAGATAAAACAAGTGTTGAAAAAGGAGAAACACTTAAAAAAATTCGTATGGAAAGAGAAAAAGTTTCTAAAAATATAATTAGTAGAGTTGAAGGTATGAACTTAGATTACGTTATACCAAGACATGCTATATTACCATTTAGTAAAACTGAATTAAATTTATTACAGTTTAAACGACCAGATGAAGCTACAATACTAAAAAATACTGATACGAGAAAAAGAACTAACAGTGAAATTATAGAGGGAATACAATGGTAGAAATAAAGAAAAAACCAAGTGATAGGCAGCCAACCTTTGAAGATTTTCCAGTTGTCGATATTTTAGCTAGAGTTATATGGGGTGAAGCTGAAGGAGAAGGTGCTGAAGGAATGCAAGCTGTAGGAAATGTTATTCTAAATAGAGCAAACATTAAAGATAAGGATATACCGGAAGTAATGTTTAGAAAAGACCAGTTTAGTGCTATTGGAGATAAAGATAGATTTAATGCTATGATTAATTTATCTTCAGATAATCCACAGTATGTACAAGCATTAGAAATTTCTAAAAAATTATTAGCAGGAGAATTAGAAGATAATACTAATGGTGCAACACATTTTTATAATCCAAATACAGCAAATATGAATTATGATTGGATTAAACAATATCCAGTTGTAGCTACAATAGGAAATCATACATTTGCAAAAGGAGCATTTTAATATGTCTGATAACTGGGATAAAGAAAAAACAATGATAGCAGAGTTAAAAACTGATGTTAAATATATTCGAGAAGATATAAATATAATGCAAAAACAAATAAGAGATTTGAGTACTTCTGCACATATGGGTATAGGAGGACTTAAAGTGGCACTATTTATTGGTGCTTTATTAGGTGGATTATATACATTTATGAAATTTTTAAAATAGGGAGGAAATATGAGTAAAATAAAAGAAATGTGGAATAGTCTAAGCAAGAAAGGTAAAATATTTACCAGTGCTTTAGGTATTATTCTTTTAGTGATTATATATAGTTATATATTTTAATATAAAAAGGAGATAAAACGATGTTAGGTGGGTTACCTGTAGAAATGATTACAATGCTAGGTTCTAGTGTACTAGGTGGATTTATGTCTATCTGGGGGCAAAGCATTAAAGCAAAGCAAGATGAACAAAAAATGTTATTAGCAAGAGCTGATAATCAAATGAAACATATTAGTGATGCTAGAAATTATGATAATAAAGGTTTTCAATGGACTAGAAGAATTATAGCATTAACTGCTGTATTCTTTATTATTGGATGGCCTAAATTAGTACCTGTATTTTTTGATACAAGTGTTTATTTAACTTGGACAGAATTTACTAGAGGATTCTTATTCTTAATAGAACAGAAAGAAATTACTATGGATAAAGAATTTTTTGGTGTAGTTATTACACCATTAGATACCCACCTAATGTCAGCAATTATTGGACTATACTTTGGAGGTAGCCTTGTCAAAAAATAATCAAAAACAATACAATTGGTTCTTAGTTAAACGAAGAAGAATTAAAAAGAAAAAGAGAAAATAATGAAAGTCTCAGAATCCAC